CCAGGATCATGTCTTCGGCCGTCAGCAGCTCGATATCCCCGAGCGCCTCGATGCGCTTCATGGCCCCGATCTCTTCCACGCTGTTGGCCAATACGGTCAGCTGGTGCTGGCCGAACTCGCCCAGGTACTCATCGGCCTCGCGGATCATCCGCATCGCCTTGTCGTGCTGGCGGCGGTCGGTGTGGCGGGTTTGGTTGCCTACGCTGTCGGTGCGGCTGAACACCTCGGCCCGCTGCTGCTGCAACTGCTCGCCCGGGGCGATATCCGGCAGGGGCCAGCCGCTGCCCAGCACGGTGCGGACGAATGGCCTGTCGGCTCGGCCAAAGGCGAACCCCAGCTCGACGAGGGTGCCCTCGATGGGAAACTGCATCAGCCCCTGCTCTGGCCCGCCGAACATCACCGGCAGCGGTACCGCCCGATAGAGCGGGGTGCCCTGGTCAGGCTGTCCGTCTTCGCCTAGCAACTGCACATCCACCGCATAGCGTGGGCGGAACGGGTCATTGATCTGGCCGGCGCTGGCCTGGTCGCTGATGGCCTCGACCCGCCCGAATTTGGGCAGGTGCATCTGGTCGGCCAGCTCCGGGAACTCCCCCTCCATCTTGCGCCGCTCTGGCGACTTCACCGGTTTACCTGGTGTGGCCGTGGTCAGGGTCATCTCGTCGCCCTTGAGCCTGACGCGCTCCACCCGCTTGCCGTTGACGATGGCCCCCGGGCGCATGGCGGGGATCGGGGCCAGGGTGAAGGTGTTGCCCGCCTGCTTAGCCGAGAACGCCGGGTCCAGCTCTACCGCCTTGTCGGCCCAGCGGCTGTGGGCATGGCTGCCCACGAAGATGGCGCCATCCGGCTGTTGATGCCAGATGAAGTCCGGTACCGAGAAGGCGCGGCCGGCATGGTCGAGCAGCTGATAGCCGGTGCCCGCGCTGGTGAAGTTGGGGATCGGGGTGTCTGTGTAGTCTGCCCCGTCTGGCAGCAGGAAGGTGAGAGAGGTCTGATCGGTCAGCCAAGCCAGCAGGTTGCGCAGGGTAGCATGCTGGATGCTGACCGGGAACTTGCTGCCCAAGATCCCTGCTAGCTCGCGGCAAAGCAGCATGCTGGCACCATTGGCGGCGGGCTGCACGTCGTACACATAGCCGGTGAACCAGCGACGCAGCTCACTGTTATAGCCGGTATCCACGGTCAGGGTCTGCCCCTTGGTGGCCGGGCCCTCGATGGTCAGCGCCGCGCGGCCGCCAGCTGATAGGTCGAGCACGATGTCATGGTCAATCAGGTGGGCTGGCTGACCACTCAGGTTCAGGTTGGTTGAGAGTTTCACGCCATCAGGTCTCCCAGCTTGTTATCCAGCCCCTTCATAGCCTGCTCCCATGAGCTCAGCTGCTCCTGCTCAGATGCCGCGTGGCTGCTACCGGCTTTCGCTGGCGTGGCATTGGTGGAGCTCTGCCCCACGGTGGCAGGAGCCTTTGGCAGGCGCTGCTCTCGCTTCTCCGGTACCGAGTTGTATTCGCGCAGGGTGAACTGCACCTGCCAAGCCAGCAGGCCCTCCTGTTCGCTGGCGGTGATGCGCCCTGCGAACTTTGCCTGGCGCACCTTCACCGACTTGGCCAGCAACGACCCGACCCGGTAGATATGGCGCTTGCCGCCGTCACCTTTGGCGTCAGCCAGCTCGAACAGGCGGCTCAGGGTTTGCTCATCGTTGAACGGCACCAAGCCGGAGACATCGAGCTCCTTGGCCTTCTCGCCCTGCTCGGCGCTGCTGGTTGAGCTGGTCTGGCCGCTCTGGTCCTTGTCCTGAAACTGCATCGAGGCAGAGATCCGCATCGACTTCATCACGATGGGCTCACCATCCAGGGTGAGCATGGCGGTTCGGCTCATTGGGTTAATTCCTGCCAGTAGGTGAGCGGGGAAGTGGAGATCAGCAGGGCGCCGACGGTCATGCTGTGGCTGTGGTCTGGATGAGCACTCTCAAGCAGCTGGGCGGCCAGGCTGGCTGGTTCGCCATGGCCATGCCAGCTCCACAGCATTCCGGTAAGGCTGGGCTTGCTGGCGAGTGCGTCGTCCAGTTCGGCCACCCTGGCGGCCCGCTTGGTGGCCAGCGCGGCCAGTTTGGCTTTGGTGGTCGCCGGTGCTGGCGAGTTGTTCTCACTGACCTGCAGAGCATCCCTGGCAGCAGTCAGCATCAGCTGGCGGCGTAGCGGATCCCAGAGCAGCGGCTCTTCTGCCTTCCAGCGTGGCACCATGGCCGCAGTGGGCTGAGCCATCAGGTCGTTCTCGGCGGTGAGGCGGCGCAGTGTTGCGCACCACTCCGGCAGCGGCAGGATGGCGCAGACCTGCGCCAGTTTGGTGGCCAGTTCCTGCTCGCTGGTAGCGGATACCATCCAAGCCACAGCATGGATCGGGCCAGCAGGAAGATGGGGGTCTGCCCCATCCTGCAGCTTGGCGGCCATGGCTTTGATGGCGTTGGGGGCAGCCAGGGTGTGCTTACCGCCCTGTTCCTGACCGATGCCATGCTGGTATGGGGTTATGGTGAGGCAGTGGCCCATCAATAAGCCTCCACTCCATATATCAGGATTCAGCATTTGTACTTAGCGACCAAATAGACAGCGATGCAAACAAGCACAGGCACAAGCCAATCCAGCAGGCTCGCCATATCCCAAACCCGCCAGTCAAATCCTCCCCACCAAGGCATATTGGCGCGCTTTCCATCGCCGAACATGGCTATCCAGCGGTACTCTGCTTGCGTATGTTCGCGGGCGATGAACCAAATACAGCCCAAGGCGCCACCAATGCCCCACATCCCGAGGGGCATTCCGATGAGGATTTGCATAGTTGCCGCTGTGATGGCATGGCCCAGAGGAGAAGCGTCGGTCATGCTGCGATCTCCAGCTTGGCTAGCCGCGCATCCAACTCATCCATCCGATTCCAGCACTGCTGTACGGCTCTAACTGCCGGCGGGATGAACTCGTCATAACCTAGCGTCAGAACGTCATCGCCATCATTGATGGAGTGGTCTTGATAGCCGCCGAACTCTACCCCGAGCTTGTCACAGAGTGCCTTAACTTCTTGGGCTACGAACCAGTGGTGATAGCGAGTACGTTTTTTGCTACCGTCCCTTGCTTCCCCTGTCGCCACCCTAGCGTTGTACTCACGAATTTTTACACATTCACGTTCCCACACAGCAAGGTCACTCTCATACCGAACCAGTTCAGCTTGGTATTGAGTCATCTTCGTTTCGTATACAACACAATCCTTCTGATACTCAGTCAGCAGTATTTGGTAGTGCTCTTCCGAGTATCCAGATGAACCGGTTTCAATGACCCGGCTATAAGCATTGGTCGAGTCGCCATCCAGATGATAAATCCGAATATCTTCAGTGCCAGGTGCCGGTGGCTGGACTGGTGGCTCTGGCATCCGCGGCTCTTCAGGTTCTTCAGGATAAGACTGGATGTAGTCATCTCGCATATCCCAACGGCCGTCGACAGGGCGGAGGCCCATGATGAACTCGATACCTAGCTGTGTGTTTCGGATATCGGCCTTGTCGCGGATGTCTGAGCGGTTTTGGACGGTGCCATATACGTAAGTAGTGGTAGCAGAATTTCCGAGTTGAACTTGGTTGTCACCAGACACATACGACTGGTAGCCAAAGCCGGAGCAGTTACTGAAGTTGTGGTCCAAACCGGACTGAGTGAAGCGCAGTGCATCGTTGCCTGCGCCGGTATTGTTGATGCCAGTTGTTAGCCCCCTAAGTACATTGCCACCAAACGCCGCATTGTTACTGCCGGACGATACAAATCGCAGGGCCTGTGCACCAAATGCTTCATTGCTGACACCGGTCAGGATATTCCCTGCCATGGTCAACACGCCGAAGCTGGTGTTGCCACCGGCGTTATTGTTGCTTTGCTGGGAATACGCCCCAGCAGCCGTAGAGCCCGCCCCCGGTACGTAGTTCAGGAACACGTTATAGCCGAAACCTGAAACCTCAACGCCAAGCCCTTTGGAGCCTACGCGATCACCTACCCCGGTTGAGCGGTAGTTACGTGTCCCGTTCCCCACATCGCGACCAATACCGACACAACCGCCCGTTAGCGCTGAATATGGGGTGGTGGTGGCTATTTTGGATACTGAAACGTTGCCAGACGCTATAGCGCTGACGGGGGATTGAATAGTGAACGTATTCGAGTCAATGACTGTGACGACGAACCAGTTGTCATCGTTATAGGTGACGTCTCCGTTTGCCCCGCTGGTGAAGCGCAGTAATACGCGGAAATCGGAAGTCAGCCCATGTGCAGCTATCGTCACCGTGATGGCGGTTCCACCACTTTGAGAATATGTTCCGGCAAAATTCACCAGTTGCTGAGTCGTTCCCCAGTGGCTCATATCAGACTGGTGCAAGCTGAATGCATTCGACCCAATCCCGACGATACCTGTGTCAGACTTAACATTCATTAAGGCTTGGTGGCCAGCGCCAACACCGTGGCCGGCATTCCAATACTTGCCTGTCTCAGCGCCCAGCATGATGGAGTACGAAGGCGTGAGCGGGGTTTGGTTCTCAATTACACCAGGGTCGAGAGTATTGGGGCCATCACCCATTACGGCAGCTACACCCATGATAAGATTCAGGTGAGCATCCGTGAGGTTATGACCCGCATCGCGGCCAAAAATGAGGTTGCGAGAGCCCTTAAGGAACCTCCCCGCATTACCGCCAAACCCCATATTACGTGATCCTGCAATTGAGTCTGATGGGGAACCGGTTATTGAATATAACGCTTCAACACCGAACCCAAGGTTATGCCTGCCCCAGCGGTTGTTCTTCAGCGCATTCTTGCCGATGGCAATGCCGTTACGTGCCTCAATTGCTGCGGCAGCGGCCCCGTTCCCGATGGCAATGAAGTCATCAGAAATGCAATTTGGTGCGGCGTTTGGGCCAATAGTGATGACGTTATGGCCCGCACGAATATAGTTAACGTGCTCAAATGGGATTAGGTCAGCACCAATCCTCCACATCCCATTGAAGAAAACCCCAACAGTCGGTTTAGCGGTAACGAGGTATACACGACCGAGGCCGTCGATTGGCTTCCCTCCCGCCAAGGCACTCATCACGGCAAACGCTGCGGTGTCATCGTGGACTCCATCACCCACCGCGCCGTAATCAGGGGTTGACCTGATATCCTGCGATTTTTCCAGGATAGTTCTAGGTACAGCACCGACTTCTGGCTGCTCGAAACCGATCTGTGAAGAACCATTAGGTGCGGCATGCTGGTTGCGCAAAGTATCCCCCCCCACATCCAGCCACAGACCAGGACCGATGCCACCGGTGCTCTCTAGGGTCGCGTCAGCAGGCACATCTTTTGGCAAAGCCCCCAACCACGCATAGATCTCGGTGCCGTTTTTGCTCAGCAGTACCTGCTTGATTGTCCCGATGGTGTGTTTGGTACCGAACTGGCCTATCAGGTTATAGCCTGCTTCGGCCATCAAGCGCTTCCAGAGGGCGAAGGTGTCAGGGATGGCGCCTGAACCGCCGCTACCACCCTGCCCACGGCCATCAATAACAGTGCTGTCAGCTTGCACAGTGGCCAGCTTGGCCACGTAGTGCTGATAGCCGTTGCCATCCACGTGGTCGGTCAGATCCGCCACGCTGGTGATGATGGTGAAGTGGTTCTGATGCTCAGAGAGCAGCGAACCTGACCGGTGCACATCTACCCAGACGCCGATCGGTTTGGTGCCTGGGTGAATGACCTCCGGCTGTTTCATATCGATGCGCAGGCCTCCAACGATGGCCACGCCCTGGGTAACCTGATGGCCGCCATCCTGTTGCACGACCTTGAAACCATCGCCGATGAAGGTGTGATGGCCATAGAGCTGGCTGGCCAGCTGGCGCAGGTCTTCATCCTGCCCGCGCAGGCGGGCGGCATAGTCAATCTGCCAAGTGCCGGCATCCACGTTGGTGAGGGTGGCCTCGGCGGCCTGGTCGTAACCCATCAGCATGGACTTGACCAGGGAGTTACCGGTCTGGCCGGTGGTCTGGTCGGTCTTGAGCTTGGTCTCGCGCCCCTTGTAGACAATCATCCCGATCACGCCGTTCTGCTTGTTGCGCAGGTACATGGCATTGAATGAGAAGTCGCCGACCGTGGTATCCATCACAATGGTGTAGGCCACCGCGTTGTTGTTGATGCGGCCGCGCTGGTCCACGTTCTGGCGATGGACGATCTGACTCTCCGGCGGCAGGACGGTGTCCGGGTCGATGGGGGCGGTGATATCCAGATTCGGTATATCAGCCAGGATGAATTCATCCAGTACGACCGGTTGTTCTGCGGCCAGGCTAGACTGCCAATATTGTTCGAATGCGTTGGTAATGACCTGGCTCATCAGGACTCCTTGCTGGGCAGGCTTGCCCCGTAAACGTGTTGAATGAAATGGATTTGACCGGCGCGCAAGTACCCCTTGCAGGCGGGTTTATTGAGGGTTGCGGCAAATACCTGGTGACCCATGTCAATGCGGCCAGCATGCAGGTAGCCCATGGCGGGATAGAGCACCTGGAAGCGGTAACGGCGGCAGGTGCGGCCGTAGTGCTGGATCAGGGTCTCCATCAGTTGCTGATTGGCGGCCAATGCGCTGTCGGCCACCTCGATGGTGATGACGTCCCAGGGTGTAGCGTCTTGGCGTTCATGAAGCTCACACCAGCCGATACCCAGACGCTCAAAGATGCGCTTGAAACCGGCCACCTCTCCCGAGTCCTGGGCGTTGATGAAGGCGTACTTCACCCGCTTGCGGAACAGGTCAAGCGGCTCCCCCTTGAAGCGGGTGATGTCCCGCTCCC